CGGCGACCACCGAGATCTACACACTGCGAAACACTCTTTCCCTACACGACGCTCTTCCGATCGGTTCATCGGCCTTTTCTACAATAATGTCATCTTTTTTTGGCTCATCGTCGGCCAATTCAATGACAATATCGTCTTTTTCGGTGTTTTCTGACATGGTGTAATCCTTAATAAATGGTGTCAGGGTGCGGAGGGCGAGCAAGAATATTGTTATCGTCAATCAGACGGCACAAAATATCTTCGCCGGTTTCGCGATTGTTTAAAGTCAAACTCCATCCGTCTGATGGCCGGCTGACGGTCCAATCGTGCAATTTCATGTTCATGCCTTTGAACCATTTACCTTTTTCATCAATAAACGCATCCGGTCCCATCTTAATGATAAGGCCAACTTTGCCCTGCCATTTGTCTTCGTCGCGGATTTTGTTGGTGATGATAATGCCGCCCTTGGTTGTTTCGGGACGGATGTAAATGGCGAGGAGAACTTTATTGTGAAAAACCTCAAAATCGGACAAATCGCCAATTTGTTTGAGTATTTCTTCTCGCGGATCTACCGCGTGTTGCATGATATAAGCCATTTATGCCTCCTTAACGTGCTTTATCAACGATAGAACGAGCCTCGTCACACCGCTCAATAGCGGCGTAAAGACCCTGCATGGCGCCTACATAGTACCGATATTGAGAAAAATCGGCCACGCCATTACCGGATATAAGCTGTTGTATTCGTTCGATCTCTGCCGTAAGGAGCTTCCTAAGCTCACGTTCAAATAGATCGTTAGTCGTTTGCATTGTATCCTCTTGCCCCTCTTTCCCCTCTAAAAAGCGACCGGCAGGAGAGGGGTCACCCGCCGATCACCCTTTCTGTAGCAACCGCTACAAAACTTGATTATTGCGAACCGTAAGCCTTAATCTTTTCAAGACGGCCTTCGCCGCCGCCGGCACCATCGTGAATTGGATAGGTGGTGCGACCGCCAGATTTGCGCGCCATTGCCATACCGCCCATAGGTGGACGTGGTGGCATACCCGCAGGTGGCATACTTGCAGGTGGCATCGCACCCATAGGCATGGCTGGAGGCATCCCTTGTGGTGGCATTGGTGCCGGAACCGGCACAGGACGAGCCGGCGTCTGACCCATTGGATTAGCCATCATAGGATTGGCGCCTTGACCTGCACCGTGTGGAGCAATCACAATGTTGACGTTGGTTTTGCCCTTGCCGGCACGACCACCCGACTTACGGGCCATGCGGCCACCGGTAGGACGAACACCCGTCACTTCCATGATATTGCGACCGCCGGTAGCGCGGCCCATACGGCCACCGGAGCATTTCTCGCAACGGCAATCGGCATGATGAACTTCACCGCCATGCTTCTTGTGTTGCAATGCACTGTGCTTAACCATTGACTTGATAAGATCCTTATCAGCCAACTCGTCGGCTTTATCCAAGTGCTTGTGAGCAACCTTGCCGCCATCAGCGTGTTTAAATCCGCGGAGCGTTTTGGCCAAATTAGCCTTTTTAGCAATTGCGGGATTTTTGCTATGCGTTGCTTTTTCAAGTTTTTTGGCAGGTATTTTTTCACCGGCAGCAACATGAAGCGCCTTACGCAACGAGCCTGGGTGCTTGATCGCGCCCTGAATCCATTTGGCTTTGCCGCCATCCTTACGCTTCATAGGAGCCGGCATAGCGGAAGCAGCCGTCTTAACCATATCCTCTGAAACAGGGTTGGACCCCAACATCCCACCGCCAAATTTATGCAAGTGCTTGGTTGCGCCACCATGTTTCATGCCGCCAACGTGCTTTGTTCCAACGCGCTCGTCGTTAGCCATCTTTTGATCGCGGTTAAGCAAGCTATCGACGGTCAAAGCGCGACCGCCAGCCTTACGAGGCTTGCGACCGGCGTGGTGATGACCGGCTTCACCGTGATGTTTACCAAGCACCTTGCCACCCTTTTTATATTGACGGGGTGAAACAGGGCGCATACCGGTTTGCACGGAAGCATCTTCGGCATCTGGTGGCGTATATCCCGACGCATCAATCGGTGTACCCCGTGGATCGGGGCCAACCATACGTTGGGCCTTACTTTTTAAAGCTGCTCGCGCAGTCTTGGCGGTTGATGACATTATACTCTCCTCGAGGGGTTATTACCGGCGTCCCGGTTGATGCTGCATGGCAAGGCGAACGGCGTCGTGCAGCGGCGAGCCGTATTGGTGAGCAAGGGACAAGGCATGGTCGATCATTGGATTGACCGATCCGCCATAGGCATAAGGTGTACCCGTATCTTCATAGACCATCTGGGTAGTCCCATCCGGCATGATTTTGGGTATCATTTGGCGTTTGCCACCGCGGTCAAATGGACCTGGCTTGGCATTGGCTCGCATGGTTTGAATGTCGCCTATTGCTTTATTGTAAGCATCGGTCGGATTTAAACCTTGCGCTGTATATCCGTTGTAAAATTTATCAAATTGCTGTTGGGTGCTAAGACCAAATACGCCGGCAATGTTTTCTAAAATACCTGGTCCCTGTAAATCGCGTATTGGAATAGGTGGCGTTGGCACATTGCCGGCCGTTGGCATTGGTTGAGCCGCGGGAGATGGAGCGGTTGCTCCACCGCCAGTTCCACCAAGATTTTGCGTAATGCTATCGCGGGCTAAACGAAGTGCAGCATTAGTTTGGCCATCGCCTGTCATTGGGCCTGTTCGTGATAGCGCCGCATCTAATCCTGTTCCAGTGTTGCCGCCGGTCAATGGACCAGTTCGGGATAATGCAGCATCCGTCAATGTGCCAGTGTTACCACCTGTAAACGGACCAGTCCGTGACAATGCCGCATCTGTTGACGTTCCACTTGTTCCGCCCGTAAACGGGCCTGTTCTGGACAATGCTGCGTCAGTAGATATTCCCGTATTTCCGCCAGTAAATGGGGCTGTACGAGACAATGCGGCGTTTAACTCAGTCCCACTATCACCACCCGTTAATGGGTTAGTGCGGGATAATGCGGCATCAATTAATCTTTGGTCAGGCGGGGTTGCGTTTGACGTACCACCAAGACCTGTTATTGGTCCTGCGCGCATCAACAACGCATTATTGGCGTTCATTGCGGCATTTTCAGCCGCGTCAGCTTGCGCCTTAATAGCATCCTGAAGTTGTTGTTTTTCAACATATTGGGCATTAGCCGCATCCAATTGTTGGTTAGACATACCGGAAGCTGTTGTAATAGGACCACCTAAAGGCGGATTGGATGGGCTAGAGGGTCCAAACAAATAACTTGTGTCCGTGCCTGAAAAACCTTTGAAACTTGGATCAGAAAACGGAGAATTGGCGCCTGTTGTATCAACCGATTTTGTATCTGACGAACCAAAAGTTCTATCCATCTCCTGCAACCCTTCACGGGCAGCGGTAGCGGCGTTTGATGCGCCTTGTGATTCACCGACGTCACGCTCGCTAAACGCACCGGTGTCACCACGAAGACCGCCAGGGCTATCACCTTCACGGACGTTACCACCGTCGTCAAAATGCTTGCGGATGTGCTTACGAGCGGCTTGCAAGATCAAATGATGAATGTCATCGCCGGCGCCAATCCGGCCACCCGCCGCTCTTGCTGCTCTTTCTTTTATTTTAAAGTCGCCCATGCGTTGACGGATTGTGCGTTGCACAACGTCATCTTGCGCTGCAATGGGCTTGCTCCAATGAATAACGCCATTTTTAGGCAAATCTGCCGCTGTTTTGTTTGTTTTATTGGAAATTAACCCAACTTTGGCAGCGTCTTTTGTCTTATGAAGCAAGGCGTTAGGCTGCACAGGCGTTTTGGTTGCGCCAGGCAAGCTAGCCAAAGCAGCGTCAATGTCAGCTTGAGACATATTGATCGGCGTTTGATCGTCTTCCAAGTCCATCACCCAGCTCTCACATTGTTAGGGTCTAACGGATTTTCATTGGCTTCTAGCCGTTGAAGCATATCGGCCGGAATTAAACTTCTAATCATCTGCATGGATTGCGGGTCTTTCGCGACTTCTTCGGCCAACTTAATTGCCGCCAACCGCTCACGGCTCTCACGATCCCGCTTACGGTTTTCCGCATCAAGGATAGAATCCTGATTTTTTTGTTGGGTTTCCTGTTGCCGGACCTGCAACTCAGCCATCTTTACCGGATCAGGTGCAGCACCTTGCAGTCCTTGAGCACCCTGCGCTTGCGCCAATTTGGCTTGCGCCGTTATCATCTTGGCTTGAGCATCCACTTGATCCGATTGTATCTTGGCTTGGATCTGTTGCAATTCTGGTGGCGGTGCCTGTTGTGCCGATGGTGGCGCCAAGAATTGCTGCGGGTTGCTCCAGCCAATGGCTTGCAGTGCCGCGGTATCAATCGCAATCGGATCGTACATCGACGGGTTCTGCGCCTGTAATTGCTTCAACGCCATAATCTTCATCACACGTTGAGCATGGCTTGCGGTATTTGGATCGGCTTGCGGCACCAATTCGCAATTGTCCAATGCCCGTAAAAACGTCTGTTCATCCCATGGTTTTGCCGGACGCTTGTTGCGCTGCCAAAAACTTTCAGGGTTTTCTTTAAACAACCGCGCCAACATCTGAAACTCTTCGGCTTGCGCCGCGTGCATCCGCTTATGGACCGAGTTCATCACCTTTGTGGCTTGCTCAATCATGGCCAATGTCGTGCCAACCGGCGCATCCGCTCGGCCCTCACCAACCTGCTGCTCTGACGTGCCGCCAATCCGCATACCCATTTCCGTCATGCTTTGCGTCAACGTCATTAGGCCGGCGCCAACGTCTTTATACGGCAGTGGCATGACGGCTTGGGTAATTGGCATACCGCCCGTCTTGACCAGCGCACCACCGCCAGGCGGGACGCGGAAGATGTTGGTATTCTGTCTTGCACCCGTATCGGCGTATAAAAAGCCAGGGAAATTGGCGTACATACCGGCGTCGAGCATTTCGCGCAGAGCGGCCGTCAATGCGTTGGTTGTGTTGCCAAGAATATGCAAAAGACCCAGATCGTAAAAACCCATGCCAGGCACGAACGTATATTTAACAAAATTAACACGGGCTTCGGGCAATTCTTGATCGTCTTCGTCGTAATTGCGAACGATGGAAAGGATCTGCTTGCTTGAGACATCGATGGTAACTCGGTACGGTATTTCAAGACCGCTCTCTTTGCCCTTGTACCGGTGTTCAAATCTTTTAACATCCAGTTCGCAATAGCACTCGTAAATCTCACGGTCGCGGTCGTCAGGGTTGCTGGTGCTTGCCGAAATGCCCTGCTGCGACTTCTTTTCCAATTGCACAGCGTCAAGCTTGACCTGATTAGGCAATGGCAAATCCACATCTTTATAAACGCCAAGAATCTGTAACCGCTTGACAACGCTTGGCCGCATCAGCGACCGATGGGTAATACGCTTGGCATTTCTTAAATCCGTCGCCTCGTTATTAACAATCAGATCGTCGGCATCAACCGACTCAATGACCGGACGATTTCGTAACGGACAAAAGTAACCCTTTTTAAACGCCGTACCGCCAAAGCCCAACATCAACAACATCCGGTCGGTGTCAGGGTAATATTCTGTAGCGACAGCAGTTAGGAAATGATTCATATCCTCTTCAAGAGCATTAGCGTCCTGATCTTCTTGCAACGTCGCATTGTTGTTGTCGTCGCGGATCTTTACGGGACCATCCGTAGGCAGTAATTCGGATCGTGCATTGGCTTGGAATCGCAACACAGCTTCGAGCAGGAGCGGGTGCCGAACGCGAGACATACCTTCAACGGGTGCAGCGTCGGCTGCGCCGGCCAGTCCTGGTATTTCAATCTTGAGGCCAAGCAGCTTGAGACCTTGAGTCCGGTCTTCAATCCACTCTTGTCGGCTTTGGATGTCATCCTCGATGCCCTTCAGCAGTTCGCTTGATATTCTCGACAGTTCTAATTCATCAATGTCGTCGACCAGATTATCAAACCAACCCCGTTTAACCCGCTCACCTGCCTCGCCCAAAGGTCTACCGTCGAGGCTGACCGTTACCGACCCGTCATCGTGCTCGATCTTCAAGATCGCGCCGTTCTGGTCAATTTCCGGCATATCGCCGCCACCTTCGGCCATTTCAATGATAATATCAGCGCCTTCCGGCTGCTCAGGATGGTCTGGCGCGGCTTGACGGATATTAGGATTGAAGTCAGGGACTAAGGGCATGGCGATCTTTCCAAGTTAGGACAATAGAAATACCAGTAAATCACGACGGATACAACGGCGCAGGTTCTTTGGTCGGTTGACGCCGCAATTCGTCCAGTTCGGCCGTCCGTTCCGTCGCCCGTTGCATCATGCCCAGATCGCGCAAATGGCGAAGCGCCTGACTGACGGTATCAACCAAATCGTCGTGCTTGCCCTTCGGAAAGACGCTGACCTGCTGGATAACCATATCCGCCCAGATCTTATCCGGCGCGTACACCATGCCTTCGTCGAACAAGTGCTGCACCGAGTACAACCGCGCCGACTTGTCATACCGACCCACCGGTTGAAGCTGCACGGCAAAGTTTTCGTAAGCATACAGCCGGCGCAGTTCTTGGCTGACCGAGATCCCCGCGGCCGTCGACTCGATCAACAGTTTGTCGACCTTCATCTCACGGCAGGTCTTGGCCACCCTGTTGACCAGATCGTGCAGCGATAGCTTTTCTTGCCACGCATCGACCAGCATCACCTTCGGCAACAACTCCCCGTAGGTGCGTTCGATCTGGATCGTTCGGCCGTCGGGACCGTACATCTTGTTGGCGTTGCTGATGGAGTCAAACGAAAAGACGCCCCAGACCGTCAGCGCCGAGTAGTCGCCTTCCGCCTTCTCGGTGTACGCCGTATCGAGCGAGGCGAGGATATAATCAAACTCAGGGAATTGATCCTTGTCGCCTTCCCATTTCAACCACGTCTCCGACCGGATGATGCCACCACCGCGAGGCGCCGGCTCTTGCTGCATCTGTCCGGCAAACGCGTATTCGCCCATGATCTTACGGTCGCGATCCACTACATCCTGCGGGAACCGTTCAGGGAACAGCAACTCACCGGCTCCGGTCCTGATGTCGGTGTAGCCTAGCTTGGTCGGCAGATCGCGCAGCGGATCGTACAGCATTGGCAGCATGACATGGTCGTAACCTAGCTGTCGGTCGAGGATCTCGCCGGCAATGTCGCCTTGATGGAGGCGCTGCATTACCACGATGATCGAACTTCGGTCGGGATTATTAACGCGGGTCGGCACCGCTTCGAGGAACCAGTCGACCGTCGTTTGCCGCTGCTGGTCGGAATTGGCGCCTTCGACGCTGTGCGCGTCGTCGATGATGACGAAATCGGCACGAGCACCCGTGATCGATCCGGCAGACGTCGCTTGTCGCCATCCCGTCGCCGTGTTTTCGAACTTGGTCTTTTGGTTTTGATCGGCCGTCAACTTAACATGTGGCCACCGTTCCTGATACCAATCGGACGTGATGAGGCGCCGCATCCGCATATTATCACGCACCGCGAGATCCTGACTGTGCGAGGCGCAAAGGAAGCGCGTCGACGGCATATTGCACGGACCCCAAACCCACGCCGGCATAAAGACGCCGATCAAGAGCGATTTCATCGTGCCTGGCGGGACATTGACCAGCAGCCGGTTGTACGGCTTGCCCTCGATCTCTTGACCGTCCACCATCGCCTCAAGATGTTCGGAAATGAAATCAATGTGCCAACCGTGAACGTAAGGTTGACCAGGCTCGACTTGTTCCCACGCCATTTTTACGAACGTCGCCAAGGACGCCTCGCACTCGATCCGGTCGCTGTCGAGGAGTTCGGCCTCAATGTCGAGAAATTTGCCGCCTACATCGAGCAGCATTACTTGGTCGATCCCTTGGCCGCGAGTAGCGCCTGGCGGAGCGTTTCACGCTGATCGGGGTCGAGTTCACGCCAGTCGACCTTCGAGACCGCTTCGGTCTTGATCGCGCCACCGTCAGCACCGGTCACTTCAGTCAGCGTTTTATCCCCGTACTTTTTTGGTGCCATTTTGGACGCCGCCCATTTTCGAGCGTCCATTTGCAGCCGAGCGAGGTTCGCATCGGTCGCCGTGTCAGCGATTGTCACGATTTGCGCCGCAAAAAGGTCAGCTTGTTTCTCGCGTGCGCGCGCGTATTTCTCCGCAAACGAAGGGTATTTTTCTAACCACGCATAGACCGCAGCATTTCCAGGCATACCTTCCATTTTGATGATTTGATGCAAAGCA